TACGTCAATCCAGACTGCCCTCTTTGGATATTGTTCATTTATTGCGTTGTACAATTCATCTGCAATCATTTCACAGCTTTTGTAGTCTAATTGCAGTGTATTGTCAGAATATAGTTTTTCACACCAACGTTTGAACTGGATGAACTCTAAATCTCTGTCATTATGAAAAACTTGAATCCAAACTTTGAAATGGAAGATGTGCCTATGTGGATAGCCCAAAAAGCTTACGTCAAATTCATCGCCTGTTGCAAGCTTTGGATCTTCAAGAGCAGCGGGGTATTTGTGAATACCTTCTTTCTTAAACGTGACATAAATCATTCTCTCGCCCATAAGCACACCTTCCTTTCACCTTACCTGCGACGTGCTGGCAGGATATAATTGTATTCGCCAAAGCTGCTCTGCACTGCAATCTGCATAGCACCCTTGTCAGCAAACTGCATCTTTAGCTTGCTAGCGTCCTGTAGCTTGAGAACGCTCAACACTTGTTGGGTTGGCCATAGCAAGTCGGACTTTAGTTGACCCTTTACGTTGTCTGCAAAGATTAGGAAGCTCTTGTGACCTGCGGATGCATCATCACCAATGTGGAAACGTAGTTGTTTCTTATTGGTCTTTGGGCAGAAGAATTGTTCCTGGCTGGAAAGTACATTACTAAACTGTGCAAATTCGAGAATCTTAGACTTCTCAGGTTGGATCTCTACGTCCCATTCAACACCACGGAAAGTAGCTTGGTTTGGAACTAGTGTTGCATCCATCAAGCGGAAACTTGCAGTCTGTCCTTGACCATCAGTAAACACAATCTCTACGGGAACTTCGTTCCCATTTCGGGTTTCGCGCTTAACTTCAATGCTAGCATCATCAGCGCGGAAGTTTGCCATATCAGCAAAACCTTTTAGGACGTTGAGATTGCTCATACCAAACTCACCGTCAAATTCTGGAATGTGTTCGTTTAAGGTGCCCTTGATGATAACTGTTTTGTCATCATCCATAGCCTCAACCTTAGTTGTCTCGCCATCACCTGTGATCTTTACTGTATCTACAAAGCCTAGACCACCAGTGTGCTTGACAATATCAAGTAATGTGTCACGCAGCATAATATCTCCTAGTTATGTTAGTAGTTAATTCTGTATCAAAGGTAGCAGAGTGCCGATTAGATGTCAAATAAATCACCAAACGTTGTATCGTTTTTAGCTTTGCTCAAATCAATGTCAAGAACAGAGATTAAGTTTGACACTTTTTGGTCAATAAGAGTCTCTTCCATTGCTTCATCATCAAATGGAAGCTTCTTAAACCATTTTGGCACGTGAGGTTCGTCAATTGGGTATGCAATGCTTGTCATCTTGAGAGGATTAGGTTTGAGCTTGCATACAATAATCTTACCGCCATCCGGAATAGGCATGGAATAGTTATCACCATACGTCTTAAGCAGGTTGTTCCAGTTGAGGGAGGCTCGGACGTGCCCGGGCATGTTGATCTTGCCATACTTTTCCTGCCGTTGCGCATAATCAGTCAGTGCGTTGACACGCTTTGGTGTGCCCTTCTCCCAGCTTGGCATATCCTTAAACTGGCCGCGGAAGCCTTTTATGAATTCAATAATCTCATCTTCACCCTTGTTGGTCAGCACTTCCATTAAGAGAGACTCAAGGAACTTTTGTACAGTCTTAGGCGTGTCGCTGCGCTTTAGGTCAAGTCCCATAGCCTTAATCTCGCCAGGTTTGTCATCCTTGTCCTTGCGTTTGCCCTCATCATCATACACAAGGATCGCATACCGCTTCTTTGTAATAAACAATCCTGTCTTACCACAAACTTCCCGGGCAGCTTTGATTACAGATCCACGCTCTTCACTGGTATTGAACGAGTTCATCATAAACTCAGTAAACGTTTCATTCACTGCATCACCAATTTGGTTGTACAGTGCAATCACATTTTCTTCATTCCATTCAAAGTCTTTGAAGCCGGGATCATCCTTCATTACAGGATATGCGCTGAAGTACGCGGAGTCAGTGTCACCATAGATAATGGCCTCACCCTTGTGATCATACTCACCAGCAATAATTTGATTGGTTTGTGCAATCATATGGCGGGTAATAGCGCGCCCTGTTAGTGTAACACTCTGACCAATGCGCTGATCGAAGAAGCGGCAGAATGGATTGAGTAGCGCACCATAAAGAGAGTTAAGCAAAATCTTACGTGCGTGCTGGCGCTGATTCCAAAAAGCTTCCTGTTGCTCTAGTTCTTTTTTAGTGTCAGAATCAGTTGCTTGTGCAGCCTGCTTACCAAAATCTTTCTGCTTGCCTTGCATCTGCTTACGTTCGCTGTACCAACGCTCTAGCAGACCAGGGATAACGCCTTCAACGTCTGTGCGGAACACAGTACCGTTTGCGCTTATGCAAATTTTGTTATCCGGGTTAAACACCCAGTCATATATGTCTTTAGCATTTAGCTTGGCTTCGCTTCCATCCTCCATATCCAGCATTATCTTCGTGTTGTCCTGCTCCATCATATAGGAGTATTCCAAACTACCAAAGATGTCATGCCAAGCTTCAGTTGCAGACTTATAAGTTTCAGCACGCTCCTTAATTGTGTCCTTAGTGTAATCCGGACGCAGTTGTCCCACTACAGTTTCCGGGCCCATGTTGAGAGAGCGGATAACGGATGGATATAGGGAGTTAATGTCAACAGATCCAATCCACTGGTGCAAGCCTACTTTTGGATCTGCAACATAAGCGCCAACAACTGGCATTGTTTCTTCGTCATCATCGCCGCGGCTGGGCTTCTTGTTGGGCACAACCATGTTGCGCCTGTGCGCTTCGTTAATGATAGCCTGCTCAATAAGCGCAACAGATCCCATTGTAGTTTGCAGCTGAACAGTGTTGGTATGTGCGAGCTGGTTAGCTAGGTCAATATACTTCTTCTTCGCATCAATACGTACAAGTAGGTCAACGTCTTGCCTGTTATATTCAATAAACTTAGTAAAGTCGTTTTTATACAGTTCATCAAGTGTACCATCATATGGCGTCTTGTTTTCACCTACTTCAAGCTCTGCAACATAGTCCAAGCGATATGAGTGTAATTGTTGCATAGAGTGCTTCATAAACAAGTCCAAGTAGTCCAAGTGCACTCTACCAATTAGATCATAAGTTATGTGTTCTTTCTTAAACTTCTCATAAGTCCTGCGCTTTGGAAGTAGATTCCATAAGCACATCTTACGCGTATAATCCTTTCCAAGTATGCGCTCAACCCTTCTTACAATGTAGGGAATATCAAATCCAGTTGAGTTCCAGCCAGAAAGTACATCCACATCATCAATTAAGTCAAGAAAGCTTTCTAATAAATCTTCCTCACGCTCAAATATGTACGTGTTATCAAACTGGTCAGCTATTTGCTGAGCCTGCTCAAATGATAGTGTTTCAGGAGGTAGGGCAAGCGTGACTAGCGTATCTGCCCAGTTCATGTGGATAGTGATAGCTGTGATAGGACTGTGGGGATCGTCTGGAGGAGCAAAGCCGCGGTCGGGGTCAAAGCCTACCTCAATGTCGAACAGTCCAACATGTAGTTCAGGAGCCTCTGCACCTAAGTAGTTTTCCTCTAAACAGCGGAAGATTGGATTGATGTCACTTTCAAACAGTTTGCGACCACTGTTTACTTTCAGTTCTTTCTGGAAGGATGAATAGTTATTAGTTGTGTATTTGCTAACACGATCACCAAAGATAGACTGATACTTACCTTTTTGATCTTCAAAGTAAAATGTGTACTTGGATGGAAGAGTTTGATACGTGCGCTCACCGTTTATTCGTTCAACAATCCAAATCTCGTCGTTGTCTTTATTGTGATAAGCGTCCACATATGGCATTCAGTCTTTCTCCTTATTCACTTTTATTATAGCAATTATAGCGAATTTATTTGGCAAATTCATTATTTTCAAGTGCAGGCGGCAATGACATTTTCATTTTTAGAAGATCATCGCGATTTTGAAAATACATATGGATAAGGATCCCCTCATATCCTTGTGCATGATCAGTATAAAATAAGCCTTCGCAATTATCTTCTAAATATTGGTGTAATTTTGGAAAGCCTACTTGTGTACCTGAATTCATACCATACTTAGCAGATCCTGGCTGGTCTTTCTCTAAATAGATTTCCAGCTTGTTTTCAAGAAAAGGTAGGATATTGGATCCTTTTGTCAACCATTCCCACTGCTCAGTAGTGAGCTTTTTGGTGTTTTTACATCTTACAATGCGCATTATCCACTCAATGCTAGGTTTATGATTCCGATCAAATTAATACCAACATACCAAAGCATCAGCAACATCACATTACCATTACGTCTCAAGTAAGCACTGGAAGCCATAGCTATAGCACCATACAGCCATAAACTAAAAATGATCCACATCGGTGGGCCGGATGCAAAGCTGGCGAGCAAACCGCTCGCCAGCATTGATACCAGAGTGCCTGTTGATTCTAGCCAGAATATTGCAGGATTGTGCCGCCAATCGTGCGCCCAGGTGCGCACGAAATCTTTTAGCACATTCATTTAGCCTCTGTTTACAGTCTTCAACACATCTTCAACGTCAGAAAGCTGTTCTTTGTCTTCCTGTAAATTAGCCTTGTAGGCTGCCTTAATTGCCTTGTTGATAACAGTTGGCTTAATATCTAATTCTTCACATACTGCCTTTACAGTCTCGCGAAGACCTTCTTTCATATCAGCCACGTCTTGTTCAACTTGAACGCCTTCATCAATTAAATTGCGCAGCTTTTCTACTTCATCATTACCCAATGGGGGAAGTGCCATAATTATCTCCTTTTTGGTTTATATATGCAGCTTATTTAACCTTGACTTACTAAGTCAAGAAGATTAATTTTTTTGGGGAAGTGTAATCTGAGGATTTGTTTGTTTATACTTTTGTAATAATTGTTCTATATTACGTTGTCTACTTTGATTTTCAATTATAGAGCGACGTTTTTGTTCATATGACTTTTGTTCTTGAATAACTTTTTCAAGTTGTTGAACAGTTTCTTGTGTTTGTTTAGAATCTGGTTCTTCATTTATAAGAAAAACACATAATACAAAAGCACATATGTTAGTTAGTGATGTCGGCATTGCGCAGCCTTTCTAATGTATTAATTAACTCATCTAAACGTACTTCAGCAGTCGCAAGAAGCTGACGTTCTGCACTCGTGAGCCCTTCTCTCATACGTTTTTGTTTGAGAAAATCTATATCGCCTCGAACTTCAATTATTTTGTTTTCAATATAGTCAATACCAATGTTTTTAACACTGGTAGCCAGTGTCTTATAATCGTCCTCGAGGCTCTCGCGGGCTTGCTCTAATTCATACTTGTCTACATAAAAGGCATCGCCCCAAGACCAAAGTGTATAGCCTGATCCTGTAATGAAACTAATTATACCTACAACGCCACCAATATTACGTATCCACTTAGTAGCTTTACTTAGTTCTGCCATTTTTTTCCGATCTATTGTTATTTGACTTGACCTCTTGACCACTTGTAGAAAGGGTTGGCGGTACACCCTCGTCTGACGTGGTAAAGCCCATCTTCTTTGCTTGACGTTTTATTTCGCCTGGTTTAACGTCGGCGGTGGTGTTGACATTTTTAACAATTTTGCCAACACCACCCGCTTCGTTCATAAATTCACGTGCTCTCATACATGTATTTATCGCAATCCGACAGATTCCGTCTTTTGCCCTGCTAACTTTTCCTTTGTTAACAACTCTACATATTCTGTATGAACAGCGTATGTAAACAGCATAGCCTCGGAAAACCACATATTACGAAGCCGGAATTGGCGATTGGCAGCTCGTAGAACTAAACCATCACTGTCGTCTGTGATAGCAGTGGGTTCAAAAATGCTGCGGGTATTGAACTCCCGCATGTTAGGATGACGAATGTTGTAGTGTGTTGGAACAGGGCTACTTCCTGTATAGTCCCTATAATAAATGTCACGCCATGGTGGCATATTCATATCTGTGGGAATATGATTCCAACGGTCTTCGAAATCATCGCCCGCATGTTTCGTTCCAAAAAGCCGGTCTAAAAACGTAGAATTGGGCTCTGCTGGTGGAAGGACGCTGTCTGCCCAGTCAATTGCAGCCCGTACTTCCGGGTCCCTGCTATCAAAATCCCCGTCAGTCTGAAGGGTTTGATACATTCTGTCCGTCTCCTTGATAAATATGTATGTTATGAGAGCACAAGAGCTCATACACGAATCTTGGTATCGAAACCTCGACCGCAACCATCTTCATATGATGGGCTATGATGCGGAAGAAGCTGAGGACGACGAAGATCATGAAGACCGTCGTCAACAGATTGAGAAGTGGATTGATCAAATAGCACGGACTAAGCACTAAGGCTGAATAATATCCGCGCTAACTGCTTGATCATAAAGCTGTTTCGATGCAAGGTTCTTATTTTTTGCTTCCACCATTATGTCAGAGTGAGGCAAAAATTCGAGGGCCCATTGGTTGATGGCAGAATTCCAACACATATCGCTATGCGCCCGCAACTTCTGCTTCTTGTAACCTTGTTCGAGCAAGATTGCCATATCGGGTAGGTTTTGTGCGTGACCTTCTAGCAGATCCTCACGGCTTGCGGAATAATGGATTTTAGGCCTTACACCCCGCCAGCTATCTACAACACGCTGCCAGCGCTCATCACTGGGGCGGATATACTCGCCCGTCTTTACCCACTCATGATGGATGTCAAGCACTACAGGGCACGTATCACCAAGATCCAGCATGTCGTCCAGACCATAGCTGATCTCGTCGTTCTCCACCGTAAGCAGGTTGCGCGCGTCAGGACTGAGGAGGCGGAAGTTGCGCCGGAACGCGTCAAGACCGCCTGCGCGTCCGCCTGTGTGGATGTTGATGACGAAGCCATGAGGGTGCCAACCACCCAGG